CCAGAAGAAAATTTGCCACTTGTGAGCCTCGCTGTCTGCCATAGCGGCGGTAATACTCCTCATCGGACATCACACCTCGGTCATTATGGCTCACACCGGGCATAACACCTCCCGTGCCTCCAATGCCCGACATCACATTGAGCTGTTTGCCCACATTGATACCGAACTCCTTCTCAATCTCATCGGCCGAGACTTCGTACTTATCCGTGATGAGCGCGTAAAGTTTGATTCGGTCTTCATTGTTCATCTCGATACGGTTAGAGTATTTGAACTCCAAGCCGGCAGGGATATAACCCATAGCAACAAGGCGAGGCACAATCTCCTCGTTCATTATGTTTTCAATATATCGACGATAGACCTCGATACGCTCACGGAAGATATCCTGATGAGCCTTCGTTGAACCCACATAGGACTGCATACCACCTGCCATTGACTCTGAACCCAGCACAAGGTTTGCAACCTCGCTATTTACAAACTCTATAAGACCTGTATATATCTTCTCCGAGTTCGACATCGTGAAGGTCTTGATATCGACCTCATCCTCGATACCCGTTACCACGACCTTGTTCTGAGCAGCATTAGCAATCTCATTAGCCAATCGCTTGCGGTCTGCATTGCTCTCCGATACAGTCTTACCGTGAATGATGGGCTGTCCGTATGTATGAGAGAAGTTTACATAGTTGGCTACGGTAAACTTCTTGGCAAGGATAAGTGGTGTGGTAGCCGAAAAGAGTCCGAGGTCGCCTGACGATATAAGCACATAGTTGCGCTGGTAGGCAGGATTACGCAAATCCCAATGCGGCTCCCAGATACCTTGACGCTTGAGTACCGCCTTCTGGTCAGGGAGCACATTACGACGCTCGATGCTGTTTACCTCTGCAAGTTTCCCAGTCTTCGGGTCGATGTTAGGCATAATCTCCAGCAAGGTGTAGCCATAGAGTTTGGATTCTACAATGCCCTTGATGATCTTGTCGAACTGCGAGCCCTGAATCTTCTGGGTATTCTGCACATCCTTGATGTACTTTCCCTTCTCGTTCACGCGGGCAAGCATATACCTATCACCGAGAATCTGGCTCTCCAAAGTCTCGATTACGGAGCGTATATGTGCGTCCTGCTGGAGGCAGGCATCATAGAGGTCGATAAGTTTGGAGCGGTCATCGAGGATGTAGCCTGATTCGATATCTCCACGCACCGAACGATAGCGGTTGTTTCGCTCGATTTCGCGCACATATTCCTGTATGGTTTTCTTCGATGTTCGGAAGATGCTCGATAGCAATTCTCCGTTAAAAGTGTTGTCCGAAGTTGTCATTTTCACTCTTTTTTGAAAGAGTAGAGAAAAATTTTTGAGAAAGTTTTTGGCAAAAAATTGTGGACAGGGAGTTTTTGTTTATCAGCTTAATATACAATCGACAGCAGAGGTCAATTGCTGACATACGACAACACTCGTAACACCTTAATAATCAACGAAAAAGCCACTTAAAAAGCATCGGAAAATGGTTGATTATTATTAACTTTACCCTCGCAATTGCAAAAAAATATATGAACAAGAAACAAATTCAAATAACAAATGAAGAAATAAAATGAGAATAGAAAAGGTCCCTTGTCGAACAATTCGATATAGGGAATTTCCCGAATTGCTCTTCGGAGAATCACCGAATAGCGGCTCTACATATTTCGATGCAACTCACTTTATCCGCAGTCGCGGAGATGAGCGCAGACATAATGTTCAGGAGTTCCGTATAGCCTTCCAACACTGGATTACGACTCTTACCAACATATACAGCATCGAAAAGGAGGCTCTCGTTATCCGTGATGAAACATCGGGGCATCTGTTAATTGATGAATGCCTGGCCCTGCTTTTTGTCGTCTATGTCGATCCTGACTTCGGCGTATATATGTTAGAACGCATATCAGAACTACTCATAGATGGCTTTTCGGTTTCAGACAGTTGGCTGGTTATGGCTGCCGGTAATAGATTTACTATTGAGGAATTAACAAGAAATGTAAAATCCAATGAGACGTAGCAAGTTTATACGACCCAAGGTCGTGCTAATCTTCAATGGTGCAAAACATCTTATAGCCATCACACGCTCAATTCGTAGTGCTACCGAGCTAACCAAAGGCAGTCGCTCATCTATTTCGGCCTGCTGCATTGGTAAGCATAAAAGTAGCGGTGATTTCTACTTCAGACATCTGCACGATGATGTGGAGATAGAGATCGCAGATTTGGGAACACTGCTTTTAGCTGAATATGATGAGTTGTGTGGTGTTGAGAGAGACTATTACACCATTAAGGAGATGGCAAAAAAGCGAGTTAGAAAAGAGATTAAAAAACAGAAAAAAGTGAAGTAACTATGAGAGAAAACAGAACTGTCCCGTTTCGAGATACGAGCATTAAGGTGTCCCGGAACTATTATGGCCACCAGTATATCTGTATGGCCGATGTGTGCGAAATTATCAAGCAACGTGAACTATTGAAGGATGGAGCAATCCTCAATCTCTGTCCTTCGGCTATGAAGATGACCTTTCGCCGTAATGGGCGTGAGTATTGGGCTATCCGTCCAAGCGATATGCATACCATTATTCAGTTAGTGCGTAGGGAGAGTATTTTACCCCGAGACCTAATTGACGAGCTGGAAGATTTCGGCAATAAGGTATTCGAGATTGAGGCAAGCGAGATGCAGGCCCAGCACCATGTGGATACCACCGTTAAGTTCAACGATGATATGCCCGTTACATTTAGGCGTATCGGAGATAAACTGATGGTAAATGCAACACAGATAACCCAGCCTTATGGTCATCTGCCAAGCGAGTGGTTGCGTGTAACAAGTACAGATAATCTTCGTCGTAGATTGGCGCAGAACAACATCACCGACAGATATGAGTTTCAGATATTGACCTCACGTGGTCGAGGCATTGGTGCCACTTGGATTGAAGCGCCCTTGCTTACCGCCTTGGCTCGCTGGGTAGATCCTGACCCCGATTCCGCTCTGGTGAAGTGGTGCGATGAGCAGCTCATCATCTTCGAGGATAAGTATCAAAAGCGTCTTCAAAAAAGGAAGCAACCTAAGACCATCAATATCCCTTGCCTTAGTAAGCCGATGCCCGAAGATATCAACACGGCAAACAAGATGATTGATGAGCTGAGAGGCATCGTCCGTGAGTATGCTCCAAAGGCTGCATTCTACGATGACTTCATAGAGAACCGAGATTGGTTTAAGAGTACTCATATTGCCGAGGAGCTCAACATATCCTCTCGACATATGCACAAGTTCTTGATGGAGGAAGGTATCTGCAAGTACCAGAAGAAACAATGGGTGGTACTGCCTGCATACCGTTCGTGGCAGTGCGATGTGCCATACACTTGGGAGAATGCCCAAGGTAAGATGTTCACCTTTGGCAGTGTAAAGCGTTGGACACACATCGGTCGTGAGTCAATCATTGAGTTGTGGAACAAGAAACACCCAGAATTTGCATAATGGAGACATCATTGCAGCGTATTATGCGCAAAACAGGCCGCAGACCCATCGAGTGCAAGTGTCAGAAGTGCAAGCAACAGTGTAAGACCCCGTGCTTAGGGACTCCTGAAGATATCCTTCGACTTATCAAAGCCGGGTATAAAGACAGGCTGGCTCCGACACATTGGTGTGTGGGCATGGCTCTCGGAAAGATTAGTTATCCCGTACTGATGATACAGTCAAAGCAGGAGGATAACGGCTACTGCACCTTTTTCCACGATGGGCTGTGTGAACTCCATGATTTAGGACTCAAGCCAACCGAGGGGCGATTATCGCATCACTCAATAACCAAGGAGAACTTCAAGTTCGGGAAGTCGCTATCCTGGAATGTTGCCAAGGAGTGGATGGATGAACGAAACGAGGCATTCATTAAAGAGATAACCCAACTGATGCTATCCTAAGAATCGAAGTCTGAACCGCGATTGAACAGTATTAACCGTTGATTCCTCAAAAAATCGCGGTTCGGATTCGATTATTAAAATCATTATAACATAACAACTACATGAAGGTCAAACGAAGATATCAATTTTACAAATTGTACAAAGGACTGATGATGGCATTTGATCTACCGGAAGCTGTCTTTATGGTTTATATGGCCGACCTGAACCAGGTGAGAGAATTAGGCTTCAACACTATTCGTCCACTAAAATCGCATTTAGGATGCCTTGGAATTGGAAGAAGAGTCTTTGAATGTTGTGTGAAAAAGACAACAACTATGGGGCTGCTTAAACGAATCCCGGTCAATGGAATGTATGATTATTTCTGGGACATGGAAGTATATGATCGTCTTATCCAAATCGTTTCTACAACGAGCAAATATCAGTCAATACGAAAGTTCTGTAACAAGACTTTTTCGGAAGACAATAGAACTGTAATGTCAATCACATACGATGAGATTAAGGCATTAGAGGCGGAAGAGTGGTGAAACAACAATCAGCAAGCATAGGAATAGGAGCTATTCAGTTCCTATTTTTATTTTTTCTCAAAATTGACTCTAATCCTGGCAAAGGTGATGTTAGCTTGAGCAAATCGATTGTTCTTCGGGTTGTGCAAATGTACAATTAGTATAATAACAGGTAACTAGACGGTAATACAGCACCTATTCTTTTCATAATGAAAATAATCAAAAGATAATTTGTTTAAGGAGACGGCTGCGCCGCTCAATGG